AGCACAATAGGTCATACAGATGATACAGACTTAATGACAGTCTCAGATGGTGTCTTAACTGTAGCAGGTGAAATTGATGCAGTATCTCTTGATATATCAGGTGATGCAGACATTGATGGTACACTAGAAGCTGATGCAATCACAATAGGTGGTGTCACACTAGCAGAAACTATTAGTGATACTGTAGGTGCTATGGTATCAGGTAATACTGAAACAAACATAACAGTAAGTTATGATGATGCTGATAATACATTAGACTTTGTTATCGGAACACTTAACCAAGACACAACAGGTAATGCAGCCACAGCAACAATACTAGAAACTGCTAGAACTATTGGTGGTACAAGTTTTAATGGCTCTGCTAATATTGCAGTAGCTCTGTCGGCAACAGCCACAGCACTTGCTACAGCTAGAACTATACACGGTGTATCATTTGATGGTACTGCCAACATTGACCTATCAGAAGTTGTATCTGACACAGTAGGTGCAATGTTTAGTTCTAATACTGAAACAGGTATAACTGCAACCTATCAAGATGCTGACAATACTATAGACTTTGAAATTGGTGCAGGTGCTATTGTAAACTCTATGTTAGCTGATGATGCAGTAGGTGCAGACGAACTAGCGGCAAATGCTGTAGTGACTGCTTCTATTGTAGATGGTAATGTAACAACTGCCAAGATAGCTGCAGATGCTGTAACAGGTGCTAAGATAGCTGATGATGCTATTGATTCAGAGCACTATACAGATGGAAGTATTGATACTGCTCATTTATCAGCCGATGCTATAACAGAAGCTAAGATAGCTGATAACGCAGTAGAGAGTGAACACATAAATGATAATGTAATATCAGGGCAGACTGAATTAGCTTCAGGTATTGCAGATGCAGATGAGTTACTAATTAGTGATGCAGGTACTATAAAGAGAGTAGATGCAAGTGTATTTAAAACATACATTGGTGCTGCAGACGATGCCACAGCATTGGCTATTGCCCTTGGGTGATGCAGATTTTACTTGACAAAATAAGTGAATCCGAGTATAATTATATAAAAGGAAAAAGATAATGGCAAATACATTTAAAGTTGTAAACTTCGCAGCTGAACCAGCAGGTAGTGGTACACCTTACGTGATATACACGGCAGCAAGTAGTACAACAACTGTAGTGCTAGGGTTGATACTTACTAACCTAAACACTTCTCAAGTAACAACTACAGTCAGGCTAGTCAGTGATACTGCAAACAGAGCAGTAACAAACAACACAGCAAATGGAACAAGCATACTAGTTAAAGATGCACCAATACCTGTAGGTTCATCACTAGAGATACTAACAGGTAGTAAGGTTGTACTAGAGACTACAGACCAACTTACAGTAGACTGTTCAGTCGCTGATAAACTTTCAGGCACGTTGAGTATAATGGAGATAACATAATATGGCATATATTGGAAATGCTGTACCTGCTATATTTCAAAGCAGACCTTCTGTTGTAAGATTCAATGGAGATGGTTCTGATACTACCTTTGCTTTAGGTAGAGAGATAAGCACCGTACAAGATATAATGGTAAGTGTAGATGGTGTTGTCCAAGATACAGCAGCTTATACTGTACCTGATGGTTCAACATTAACATTCTCAGCTGCACCTTCAAGTGGAACAGGTAACATATTTGTATACTTCCTTGACTTAGCAGGGGGCAACATAACTCCTGCTGAAGAGTTTAAGGGTAACTTTAAGGGTGGTGGATTGTTTAGAACAAATGCTGCTAATCTTACAATAAGCACAACAATACTAGCCACAGAAAATGCACAGGTTACAGGACCATTTACAGTAGATAGTGGTGTTACATTAACTGTCAATGATGGTGGAAGGTTGGTGATATCGTGAGTACAATCAAAGTAGATACATATTTAACTCGTGGTGGTGCATCAGAGATAGCCATAGATAAACTAAAGGGTGTAACTGCTGCAGGTTCAATGCTTGTGGTAGCAGAAGGTGGTACAGTTACTACTAACTTACAGCAAGGGTTGGCGAAGGCATGGATAAATTTTACAGGTGTAAGTACAACTGCTGCACGAGATTCATTTAACATATCTGGTTTAACAGATGAAGCTACAGCACAAAGTACTATGACTATTACAAGTAATATGAACAATGCTAACTACACAGGTTCTTATTACCAAAATGGTAATACGGGTACAAGTCGCAGTGAGTTTAATAATCACTATACAGGTGGGTTTGGTGATAGAGCAACAGCCACTTTTGGTGTTTATTCATATATTGGTACTTCAGCAGGTGATGTTACAATTAATGATGTACTTATATTTGGAGATTTAGCATGAGTACAGTAATCCTAGACACAATCACAGGTAAGTCCACTGCAACAACCATAACCATTGGCTCAACACCTGTAGTTAGTGCAAGTGCAAACTCTATGACTATTAGAGGTGAGGGTTCAGCACAGACAAGTATTCAGCAAGGGTTAATAAAACAGTGGGCAAAGGTTGATGGACAAGCTGCTACTATTGACGACAGTTTTAATGTTTCATCTGTTGCAGATAGTGCTGTTGGCAAAAAAGAATTAACTGCAACTAATAATATGAGTAGTGCTAACTACTCTGTAACATCTACAACATTTTTTGATGCTAATATTGATGCTGGTATGCATCCTTTTGTTGAAGTTACCTTCAGTACAAGTGTGTTTAGAATAATTGTTTTAGAGTATGATTCTACTAGTCCGGGTGATTGTAATTCTCATTTTACACAAAGCACAGGAGACCTAGCATAATGGCAAACGGAACAATAGCATTTGATACATTATCAACAAGTGGACAGATAAGTGGAACAGCAGTATCTGTGGATGCAGATTACTTGGCATATGGTAGTGCGAAGTGTTGGTGTTTATTTAATGGCACAGGAACTATAGCTATAAGAGATAGTTTTAATGCAAGTGGTTTAACAGACATTGGTACTGGTATATATCAAGTTGTTTATAGTAATAATACAGCTTCAGCAAACACAGTTACATCTGGTTCTAATGTAGGTGACCCTACTACATCTAACAGAACAAATGCTAAAATTGCAGCTTATGGTTCAGTATCAACTAGTACCACCTATATTGCTGTAACTATAAATGATGGAAATTATCTAGACTTCACTCATGTTGGAGTTACAGTAGATGGAGATATTGCATGACAATAACCACACCAGAATTTCAAGGCACACATCTTTGGGATAGACTGTGTTGGGCAAAAGAAAAGCTAGAGCCACACAGAACAGAATACTGTGTTGTATGGGAAGACCCAGAGACACCTGATGAACCTGCAAAGGTTACACATCCTGACCCTAATTGGATGGCTTGTGCATTGCAGGGTGGCATACTTCCTCCTGTAGAAGCCTATTGGGAACTCAAGAAGGATGAATCAGAGCCTAGCTTTACTAAGCACACTAGAGGATACTTGTTACATAACACTAAACCTATTGATGCAATGACAGAAGAACAGGCAATAGAATACTTAATTATGAAGGACCTACCAATGCACGTTTGGCAAAATTGGGATAAAGCCAACAAGCCACGTATGGTCATATGCACTAAATCACAACTTCCTAGCAAGAGAGTATGGCGAAATGCGTGGAAGATATCAGAAGAACTAACCATACATAATGAAAAAGCTGCTTAAAAGGAGATAGCAATGACAACAAATATCGTAGACAAAGATGGGAATAGCATTGTAGCTTCAGATGCAACTGTTCCTTCAGATAGACTATTCAGAAACGCTTGGTCATTATCTGGTTCAACAATAACTGAAGACCTAACTGCTTCTAAAGTTATATTCAAAGAGAAAGTAAGAGAAGCTAGAACACCTCTACTTGCTGCTGAAGATGTAGTTTATATGAAAGCATTAGAAGATGCAGACACAGATGCACAAGCTGCAAGTGTTAAGAAGAAGAAAGCATTGAGAGATGCTCCTGCAGCTTCAGCTATTGCAAATGCCGCAAACATAGGTGCATTAAAATCAGCTTTT